AAACACCTTACCTGATTTTTTATGTTTCAATGTCACCCTTCCAACAATTTCAAACCCGGCAATGTCAACAATGTTCCTGATTACTTGAATCAGTCTGTGGTTACGGTCATTTAGTTCTGCATTTTCTTCCCTTTTAACTGTTGCCATTGCTGCACCTGCTGTTGGGTCAACATATCCTTCACTATTTTTGTACATTTACATCTTTCCTTTCTTAACATGAACCACCGTCTGCACCATTAAGATGCTAATTACCTGGAATTTTCTTCATATTCCTCAACTACCTCCAACTTCTTCAAGTCCTCGATTAACCATATCTCTTCATTGCCTTCCCATTTGACCATTGGAAAGTCTACATCAAAACGGCGATTTAAACTAAACCAATTAGTAAGACCGTCTTTATATGCAAATAAAGTACCATCTTTATATCTTACGATGTATTTGAATTCTTCTTTAAGATACTCCAAAAACGCTCTGTCTTTCTTGCTTATCACTATCACTGACTTTTCGATGTACTCTGACTCTGCCCATTCTCTTACTTTTTCTTTGCATTGTTCCGTATCACAAGAATGAAACAAGCATTCTCTACACGGTGTTTCATAACATGACGTAAATTCCCCTGTTTGTCTGACAATAGCAATTCTATTACCACCACAAGCAAGCTCCACAATCTCTTTTGCATACTTCTCTTTATTCTTCATCCTTATTACTCCTCTCCTTTACCGGGCAGTGGTCGCAATCACCATTTGCAGCACCGAAACAACCCCAACAATCATCAATCTCCTTCGTCTTGGGTTTGTACTTTTTCGCTGCAACAGCTAATGCCATTACTACAGCACCAAGGATTAACCCAACCGTAAGACCAACGCAAAAACAAACCATACCTGTTAATACTAACTTTTCCATACCGTCACACCTTTCTGAATATCCTTATCAATTTGTCACCTACTCTTGTTACTGACGTTTCAAATCCCAAGCGTTTATTGATCTGCTTACTGAACACACCTTTTGACATTGGCTGCATTCCACCATCTGCACAAAATACCTGATACCTGTTGTATACGTCACTTGTTGGTTCATTCTCAATCATTTCAACACCACAATCATCAATAAATGCCTTGATTGGGTTATTTTCATTTTCATATTCATCAATCTGTTCAGTTACTTTTTCAGACTTGGTAAACTCATTGTTTTCAATGATTCTTTTCAGTCCTTCCACACCTACCCTGATCAGATATTCAACTGAACTTTGTTCAACCAACTGATACTTGATATAAGGGTTGTAATCCGGGTCAATCTCACCACTTGGTAAATACTTTGTAAATCTTGCGTTGAATGGAATAATTACCAAACGTCTAAGAACTGCCCCGGTCTTATCTTTCATTCTTGGTATGTCATTTGCTGAAAACAGCAGCTTCACATAAGGGTTAAACTCAAAAGGGTCTTGCCCTTTTCTTTCTGCTTTGATTCTGTTACCTGTAACTACTTTTTTGAATGTTGCTACCTGTGAACCTTGCAGGAAGTCATCACCAATATCATCACCGATATTTGCCAGTTTTCCGAACATCATTGATGTGCTGAACCTGTCCCCTAATTCCTTAAGGTCAAGTGCTGATATATTCCCATCACCAAGAATTGCTTTGACACAATCAAGGAATGTACTCTTACCATTGGACTTGTCACCTGTCAGGATGAATGCCTTACCAAGTTCATTCCTGCGGTAAAAGCAATAGCCAATGCATTCTTCCAGTAATGCCCTGATCGGTTGATCACCGCAAGCTAATTTGTTCAGTGTATCATCAGCAAGTTCACTGTAGGCTTCCGGGTTATAGTCCCAAGGTATTTGATTGGTAATAACCAAATCAGGGCTGAATGGTTGCATCTGTCCGGTCACAATATCCAACACACCGTTCCTGAATGCTATATAACGTGCATCTGCCTGTGCTTTTTCATCAGCTATAAGTTCCATATACTCTAATACTTCTCTTCGCTGTGTCTTTTTCAGGTTCGGTATCTGACTGATCATAGCTGTTTCAATAGCCTTGTACCCAACCTGATAAATCCCATCTTGATAGATATGTAACTGATTACTTATACTGACTACATTTTCATTGTTCTTAAGCCATGTTGCAAAACGGTCAAACAGGAATGTCTTATCACAAAAGAATACAGGTTTTTGAAATGCTTCATCTCTAAGAATCACTTCCAGTTCATCATCAGATAACGGTTCTTTCAGAACAAATCTGTTCAGAATCCTGATACATTCTCTTGTATCATCAACACTAAAATCATTTGATGTAAGTGTCAGGATATAATTGAATAGTGCCTGGTTGCGTCCGTCACCTGCATCCATATCAAGAAAATCTACCGCTGTACGAACTGGAAACAGCCACTTTGGAACTTCCTGATACGTTCCACCTTCTTCAATATCCCATTCGATAAAGCGTTCTTCACCGTCAATTTTGATTACTTCGTATGATGAACGTGTACCAAGTTTTATATCTGCTGTCAGACCAACTGCAAGCGGTACGTGTGTCCTGTTCCTTGTAATACTGTGATTCTTAAATAAAAAATGTCTGCCCCGGCTTGTACAATACACTCGGCAATCAAGCTGATATTCTTCCACAATGTTCATTAAAATTTCAGACTGTTCAGCATCGTCAATATCTATCAGGATGGTATCATCAGCAAGAACACCACCGAACCCTTCAAGATTCTTCACTTCGTCATAAGTGCGGTATTTTGTTCGGTCTTTGAATGCTTCGATTGCTTTCTTGCCTTTTGTCTTTATGTACCCTTTGTACAACATCCTGTTTCACCATCCTTTAACTAAATACTTCTGACAGCAGTTTACTGAAAAATTCTTTGTCCCTGATGCTGTCCTTATATTCCTTTTCGGCTGATCTCAAATCTGCCTTTTTTTCTTTCAGTGTGTCCCGGCTTTCTTTCACATTTGTCATGTAATGCTTGTAACCGTTACTACCTTTCTTATGCTGTGACCGCAAATATAACCAGTGCTGCACGTTCATTTCAGCATCTTTCACTTCTGCCTTATTCCGGTCAATCCTGTTTTCGGTAATCATTGTAATATTGTCCAACCCTTCCATTCTGTACTGAATGTGATCTTTGATCTGATTCACAATGTCATGGTTATCACTTCGATTGATTAACTTAATCAGCTTACGAACCTTTGAGATATTTCTACATGAAAGAAATTCTTCAAGGTGAATAAGCATCTGACCATGATCATATTTGATTGTAATGTCTGTCATGTTCCCACCTTCCCGGTATTATGCTGCAATACCAAATTGTTTCAGTCTTTTTCTTGCTAAATCTATGTACCACTGCTTATCTAATTCCGGCGGTACTTTAACCCCAATTACAGAATCGTTATAAATGAAACTGTGATCAGGTGTGTTTCCAAATTTTTCACCCTTTGGCTTTACAACCTTACGTCTTAACAACCTACCGTCTGTAACACGATTGGAAGCAAACACACGATAAGATTTATAGGTATATTTTTGTGTGGTAGGATATGACCACACTTCTGTCCGTGTACCGTCCCGGTGTTTTGTGGTCTTAATGATCTGACCAGTTCCCTGTTCATGCTCTACCCAGTTGTAATTGTTTGACAGCTTCACTATTTTTTGGAACATGATCAAGTCATTACACTGATTGATAGTCTGTTCAACCGGTATCTTTTTCACCATATAGTCAACCAGTGCTTTGTTCAGTATCGGTAAATCATAGTCAATAGCTGAAAGTTCTTTGACGTAAGCACCGATTCTTTCAACACCGCCATCAGTGCCAATCCAAAGGTAATTGTTTACGTCCTTCTGATAGATTTCTGATATATTGTCAAGTTCAAGCAAGATTGAACACTGTTCAGTTGAACAACGCTGTTCCCACTCCCAACAAATATCATCAACCATTTCAAAGGCTTCATCAGTGTCAGGAATCCAAATGATCAGACCATCGGTATTTGACTGAATCAGTTCAAGTCCCGGCACAACTTCCAAATGCTCAATCAGATCAAGCAACATCAACTGACCGTTGATACACATACAGTTGTTATTACGTGGATCGTATGCAGCATTGGTTTCATCTTTCATTGCCCCTGAAAGTGCGTTCAGCATCTTCTTATATGGCAACTGTGCTTTTTTCCATTGCTTTGCTTCTGCCTTTCTTCCGGCTTTAGCTGCTGCAATCTGTTTCTTTTTCATAGCTTTTCTTGTGTCATACACCAGTTTGAAGTTGTTATTGGTCGCTGCCCTTGTTACAAGTCCCCATGCAATCAGCATTGACGGATAGTAATTATTTACGTCTACATGAAGAATCTGACCTTTCCGGTGTATTGGCTTATCAGATGCACCATGCAGACCACC